AGCTGGCTCTGGCTCATAGAACGATTCTTTGAATTGTTCTGCGTTATTAAACGAAAGTTTTTTGGAAGTATAAAAAGTTGCCATGGTTTAGTATTCTATTTATGTAACAATTACAAGAGTTTCATTGTTTGAAGTGATTGTAAATGCCGTGTTGACTGTCATTGTTCCGTTGCTGTAAATAGCATTAATGTACCTAATCTCAGAGTTAACCGCAATCTGAGAACCAATTGTTATAACTTTATTGTTTACAACATTAAACTTAGTGTTTGTACCAGTTATATAGATGCTGCTATTTACATTGACCGTTCCAGAAATTGTATTGGCAACTGTAATGTTACTACGGCTAACATTATTGGCGGAAACAATTTCATTAATATTATATTGTGCATATTCAATAAATCCAGCTGGATGAACTAGAGATTTGAACACATCTTTGAACTTAGTAAATTCAACCTGTGAAGATAACACATAAGAATAGTCAACAAAGTATTCACGACCTTGAATAACTCTTTCTGTGGTTGACAGAATAGAATCAGATGTTGTCCAACGGCCAGGGAATGTAACATAACTTGGTTCAATAGCTGAATTAGCTAAAGCTGTTCCATCACCAGACTGTGTTAAATCAATTTGTGGCGGAAACACATAACCAGAACCAGCATCAATAATACGAATCTTTGTAATTGCACCAGGATCTTGGTCTGCGGTTGCAAATAGATTCTCACCATCTCCCATTAACGCTATTGTGGACAAATTAGCAGATGAACCTGTTGCAGATACTACCGTTACTGTTGGAGGGTGTATCTGACTATAATTTTGTCCGCCAATTGGATACTCATCATATTTACCAATCTTTTTACTTGTGGTTGCATACACAAAGTTTGCATTAACATTTAATGATGTATTTGAACTGATTGCATTAATATAACGAGATTCATTATTAATCATAATGCGGTCGCCAACACGCAACTCATCTTCAAAAATAGTATTAGTTCCAATAACTGTTACATTAGTTGTTCCAAATGTATTTGCTGTTCCACTAATTCTTGATGGTTGTAATTCAACTTTAGTAATAGCACCTGTTGGCGATACATTGGTTACCGCTGCAGCCGCACCAATACCAATTGCCATTGGTTGTGTTTCTGCAAATAATAATTCATCACCAATTTGATAATTTAATCCACCACTATTAATTCTAATTCGACCTAAAGAATGAGAACTTAAAACTTGATGAGTTGTTCCGTTCGCTAAAAATGGCGCTGAATCTGCATCTAATGTTGGAACACTAGAAAAAGTTGCATTTGCAAATAAAATTGCCACATTGGTAATTGCACCAATACTTGTAACATTTTCAAAAACTAAGCAATCAACAATTTTTGAATTAACATTTTCAGCAACAACTGAAGCATTAAATCCATAGTTAGCAGCATTAATTGCAATGCTTCCATAATCAGCAATTCTATCCGTATTTACAACAAAAAAGTTAGAAGTATTTTGGCCAGAAACATCAACAGAATCAATAGCCATACTTAATGAACCAGAACCTGTACCAATTACATAAACATTAGAACCGGTTTTGAATCCTGCACCACCAGCTAAAACTCTAATTTGATTAATGAATCCAGAAAATACTTCAGAAACAACAGCTTGAGCATCTCGTGTTGCTTCACCGCCATTAATAATAACTGGATCACCAACATTATAACTAGCACCGCCATCTATAATGTAGATATTACGAAGAATGGATAACCCGTGAACTCTAATAGTAATAAGGGTGTTATCGTCAGGATCAATAATATCTAATGTAGCAGTTTCACCATTTTCAAAAGTTCCAAGTAAAGTTTTTGTATTAATATACAATTCAAAAATTGGAATAGCATTAACAGTTTTTTGAGCTGTTCTTTCAATAAGAGCAGTAGCACCAGATACGGTACCTGTTATTTTTCTGTTTGTCAATAAATCAAAATCAAAATCACTATACAGAATTTCAATTACAGAGTTGTTTGCCGGTGCAGTATTGAATATTAACTTTCTGGTTTCTCTACGAATATTAAAACCAGAAGTTTGTAAAACATTGTTAATGTAAACAGAAATGTTACTAGCAGAAACAATTTGTGCTAACTTAAATGTGGTATTTGAACCATTTCCTGTATATACACTATACACACCTTGTTCGGTTCTAAATGCATTTTCAATTAACCATTTACCATCAGAAGCTCGCAAAACGCTTTGATTTGGTTTAACAATTTCTACTTCTTGATTGAATAGAAGTCTGAATAAAAGTTGAAATGATTTATCACTACCTTTTGCCAAATATAATGGCAAAATGTTTTTAATTAAAAATGCTTTATCTACTTCAACATTACGAGGAATTAAATTGCCGTAAGTGTTAAAAAAGTGGTTTTCAAATTCTGCAATAGAAGCATCAACATCAGAAACATAACGAAGGTCTTTTGATTTAGTTACTAAATCGTTCTTTTTTGTGCCTTGTTTATTTTCCAAAAATTCATAATATGCTTCTAAAAAAGCAATAAAATTAGGATGTTCTTCACGAACAAACTCCGGTACCTGACGATTAATCAGTAACGATGTTTTTTGGTCAGCCATTATGAATTAAATTTCTTTTCTAATATTGTTGAAATTGCTATTGGATCAGTTTCATCAATTGTAAGAATTGTATCTCTTGTTGATTCAATGATTCCTTTTTCTGCTTCAATAGTTACACGAATTAACCCATCGTCTGAATCAACAGTTAAAAAACGAATATTATTAATTGTTAAAATACCATTGTCATAATCAATAGTGCCTGCATTAGAATTAATAATTTGTCTTTGAGCTAAACTGTCGTAATAAACTGTTCTGAGTGTTCCCGTTTTACCATCAATTACAGCAACAGCTTCTGCACCATATCCATTACCACCAGTAATAGAAATTGTAGCACGAGTATAGTCCGTACCACGATTGGTAATGTTAATTGTTTGAATTCTACCATTAACAATTACGGCTTCTGCTGTTGCGTTTGTTCCGTCACCATTAATTGTAATGGTTGGTGTGGTTGTGTATCCTGTTCCAGGATTTGTAATTTGAATTGAAGATATACCAGTAAAAGATTGTGGAATTTCTTCAAGCTGCGCTGTTCTTACTACTCCAGTAACATCAAATACTGTAAATTGAGTTGAAGTTAATTTATTTATTAATGTACCACGATGAACAGGAACATTATATTTAATTGTATAACTTACAGATTCATTTAATTGAGGTTGAAAACGGCGTTGAACACGAACCACACTCTCTGAACCTATGATTGAATCGCCATTGGTTGAATCAATTGCATCTTGCAATTTTGAAAGCACAAATGTACCGGCAAATTTATTCAAATTAATATCACGATAATCTAAAATTGCTTGGCGAATATTTGTTCTGATACTTCCTTCATCCAAAGAAGTTTTCTTTGGGTCATATTGAACTAGACTTTCAACAATTAAATACAAATATTGTGGGTCACGAATCTCTGCATTAACAGATACAATAGATTTTGGACTAATAATCTCATCAATAATTCTTTGTTTTTCAGTTTCAGAAATGTAATAATTGGCTTTTGGTTTTAATGCAATATAAACTTTACCAAATACTTTTGGTGTTTCAGTTTCGCCACCCCAAACAGATAAAGAATCTACACTTGGGTATTTACTCTTAATATATGATTCATAATCTTTAACTGTAACTAAACGATTTTGTGTTGCATATTGAGCTGCAGCGGAATATTTAATTGAATCAACTGTTTCACGGGTTGCACCACCAGATGCTACATCAACAACATCAATAACGATATCAGAATAAGCACCAATTGAAGAAGCAGCAACAAAACCATTGGCCTGATTGGCAACAACACCGTTTGTAACCAAATATGTAACTGTAACAACTGCACCATCATCAAGAGCTTTACCAACTACACCATCACCAAAGTAAATTTCATAGTTTCCATTTTTACTTTCTTGTAAAAAATATACAGGTGATTCTGAAGTAATGTCAAGTATGTCTGTTACTTGATTATAAACTTGTGTTGCTGTGTTTCCAACATTTGGTGCCACCGATACAGAAATTGTTGTTGTATCAATATTGTTATCAGGTAAAACAAACACAGATTTTGGATTTGAATTTTCTACATAATTGAAAACATAATTTACCAACGAACCTTCATAGATGTTCAAGTTTTCAAAGTAAAAAGATGTATTAGATTTGGTTACTGTGGTTTCTTCCAAAGCAACAAAATTATAAGAAACATTATCAATAATACTAGAACTAAAACTAAAGCCTTTTGGAATAGTTAAAGTTTCTGGTGTAGTTGTTCCACTATCAACTGTTACATTAACAATAGCTCGCGGTGCAGTAACGGAGAATGGAATATAACCTAAAGTTTTAGCATGAGAAACAACTGAATCTCGTAATATAGCGGTATCTAAAAATGCTTCATTGGCCACCATGTTCAAATAGTATGAATTGTAATGGGTATTGTAGGCAAGAATATCTAAAAGAATATTTAATCCAGCACCATCAAAATCATAGTCTTGAAATTGAGATTGTTGTTTTAAATATGCTTTTAGGTTTGTTTTGATTTGGTCAAAATCAAGGTCAGAGATTTGTAAACGAGCGTTAGCCATTTCTATCTAATCCGTTCTAGGAAAAAATTAATTGTGATTGGGTCAGTTCTATTGATAACAAAGAATTCCATTTCCACCTTAAACCCATTTCTGTCAAAATCTGCAATAGCATTAATTCTTGAAACTCTAGCTCTAGGTTCGTAGTTTGATATTGTCTGTTCTATTTCTCTTTCTATGGAAGAAGCCGTAATTGTGTCCATATTTTCAAACAAAAGTCGGCGAATATTACTACCAATGTCTGGTTGAAATGGCCTCTCATAGTGATTAGTTAACACCAAATTCTTTATAGAATTGATGACCGCCATATCACCAACATGGCGGTTTATGTCTTTTTTAACTGGATGAATAGTGAAGTTTAAGTCTAAATCACTATATTCCCGAGCGATGTTTGTGGTTACGGTTGCCATATCTTATTTATGCGTTCAACCTAGAAAGTAGTTTGTCTGTACCAATAAAATCTTCAATCAAAGTGCTTTCTGATTCTCCCAAATTTTGCAATTTACGAAGCTCTTGATAATCTTCCGACACAGCTTTTAGATTGGCATAATAATTTTTATCGTGATTTTCTCTGTTTGCCAAAAATATAGTGGTGTTCGCCAGCTGGCTATCAATTGTTGTAACTACCGATAAAGAAAGATTTGAGGTGTGGACTGTGTTTGAGTAAGCTCCACTCATATCTTGTGTTACTGTTATACTATTATTAATTATATTATAGTAAGTTGAAATTATACTTGAGTTTGCATTTATCTGTGGGCCAACAAAAAGACTAGTAAAACTACCTAAAATTGGTGCGGTGTTAACGATTCCGTCTGTTTGATTAACAAGATACATTGCTGATTTGCCATAACCAATTGCTGGATCTTTATATGGTGAGGTGTAAATGGCTGAAGTATTGGCACCCACATCATCATCATAATTTCTTACTCCTGAAAGCCTATCAGTATGTAATTTGTAAGATTGGCAAACCGTAGCCAAATTAGTATTTGCAATATTAGCAAATAGAGTAGTAATTGTTCCGGTTAATCCTTGTAATCCATTGGCTGCAGTAACAAGCGAAACAATTAAATTTGCAGAATCACTAATACTTTGCACATCTGTAGCCACAGGGTTTTTATAATATCCGCTTACATTACTAGTTGCTAAATCTTTTCCAGACCAAGAAGTAAGTAAAGCAGGGACTGCATTTAATTGTGCTTTTGTTTCGTCTGAAAAATTTTGTATGGTTTCATTTGGATCATCAAAGTTGTATCCAAGTCTTGCAAAAACTCCTGCTGAATTTGCTATTGTTGTCATTTTATTTCTCCATTATAAATTAAATCATTGGCAAAGTTGGAAATCCTGTAATTCCTCTTGGTGCAGGATGTTGATGAGCATTATACATTGTGGTATTAACTATATCTGTCATCAAAACAGAAGTCATTATTAAAAAATTACCAAGAGGTGCAGCCACAGATACATCAGAAATAATTGGTCCCACCGTGGTGATAGAACCAGGTATTGCAACTGGAGTTGCTGGAGTTGGTTTGCCAAGAGAAAGTCCTCCAAGAGCAGATGTAAATCCAAATGGTCCAGCTGTAACACCCATACCTCCAGTTACTCGTGTTGTTGCAACAAGCGAATCACAAGTAGCTGGTCCATACACATTCAAATCTGAACCTATGTCAACCGATGTTGCAGCACCAAGTCTTACAGAACCGCCAGTCTTTTCATTTGCAGAAATTGATACATCATCATCACCTGATATAGAAATATCTTTAACTGCTCTAACATTATATTGGCCTTTA